TAACGCCATGAAAGCCGCAGCGAATGATCTAGGCGTCGCTATCGTGTGGGGCGGGGATTGGAAGACCTTTAAGGATGGTCCTCATTTCGAGCTAGACCGAAAGTATTACCCCTAATGGACCCGCTAACGATCCTTGCGGCGTTTGGCCCTCTGGCTGTTGATCTTGGTAAATCCTTGATCGGTCGGTTTATACAGACCGAAGGCTATAAGCCTACTAACATCACTGAGTACGTGCGGATGCGCGAGCTTGACTTAAACATGTTCAAGGCCATGAACGATGCAGGCGGCGCTAACCCGTCCTATCCGTGGGTCGAGGCGATCGTGCGGCTCATGCGACCAGGCGTTGCGCTTATTGTGTTGATGACTTGGGCGACGCTGAAACTGAACGGTCAGTCATCTGAGTCGGTCGATAACTTCGCAGCGGCAGTAGGGTTCTATCTGTTTGGTGACCGTACACTTTTCTACGCCAAGAAGCGCTAAAGCGTCTGCGCTTCCTTTAACAGTTCAATACGCTCCCTTGCCGTGCGCAGCGCGGTGTAGCGCTGGTGCAGGCGCTCCAAGATCGAGATGCGCCGAGCGCCGACGCGCTCTTGATTGAGCAGGTCAAGCACTTGGTCCTCAGACATCAGTGCTAGTTCTTTGTTGAGTTTTCGCCAATTTAACTGCAATTTTGTTCTCCAGTTCCGTAATCTGTTTCTCAACGCGTGTGGCTGCGCGAGTGTGTTGGCGCACAGCCTTCTCCCACTGATGGCGCTCGGCCTTAGCAGCTTTGAGTTTAGCCTGCCATAACTTAAGTCGGGAGTTCATAACGATCCTTGATAACGCGCATGATGTCCTTGGGCGTCATGTTGGGTATGGCAGCGATCAGAAAGCAATCCGTCGCTACTTGTTGCGCGAATTGTCGCATCTCCTTGACGGTCATAACAGCGATTGGCAATTGCTCAGTCGCCGCGCTGCGTATCATGCCGATTAGCTCATCATCGGTCATGGCCTGGCGCCTAAGTTAAATGGGTTGTGGTACTGAAACTTAGGTGCTTTGGTCTTCTTTATCTTGTCTTTTCTTTCTGTGACGTAGTAGCCGTAAGCCCATCCTAGCTTCTTACAGATAGAAGACTGACGCAGCATCAGTTCTCTTTCGATCACTCCTTGCTCTAACAGTGGCATGAGCGAGTTCGAGACAGACTTAGTTGTCACTCCTAGCTTCCCTGCAAGTTCTTTAAGAGTGACTGGCGAGGTTCTAGTTTGCATGTATTCAAGACACGCTTGCCCTCTATCTTTCTTGGCTTGCACTCGTAATTTGTGAATACTCATCGTTGCACTCATTCATCCCTCCACGTACCGTCCTTAAATATAAAACGTGTAAACAATAACCTCCCATAGGTGTCGTAGTGTGCTGCCATGCAAGGTGGGTCGTTGTATGCCGGAGCGCGAGAGGGTAGTCCCATGCTACTAGACGTTTGATGCGGGAAGTAATACATCGTTGTCACAGCTTCCTTGGGTGTGTCTGGTGGTGTAGCGAAATCATACAGTTCGCGTTTCATTGCTCACCTCTGCTTAAAACCGAGGCGACGTATGCCGAGTTCTATGAGCATCGCCGCATCTTCTAAGCTGTTCTGACTACTGCTCATTGCAGTCTGCCACTCGCCGCCAATTCGTTTGCCGACAATAGCCACCGTGACGATCTCACCGGCTCTTGCATCTTCCAGCCACTGCTCAAGCAGGGCAATGCAGTCGGCGTTATCCGGTGTAGTTGCCTTTAAGAAAGGTTTGATGTTTTCGTTCATTGCTCACCCCTTGCTTTAGCGATAGCGGCGTAAGCACGTTCCATTGCGTCCTCCCATCCGATGACCGCCATTCCCGGGCCGTCCTCAATCTCTATCAGGCGACTCAGCGCCTCCAGCAGATCAGGCGCGGCGGCGATCAGGCGGGCGTCCGCAACTAAATGGTCCGGCACTACCGCAACCGGCGTGCATTGTTCAGCCATGATCCGGCGGTTACCGTTGGCGTGCGCTTTGATCGGGTCGATGTACCACGGACCCGGTGTGTGTTTACTCATTGCTTACCCCTTGCTTTCAACATAGCATCTGCTAAGGCATATGCTGATTCTGCATACTTCATTGAATCTACGGTTTGTCCGCTAGGAATTAATGCTTGCATCGCCTTCGCTGCAAAGTAATCACGCAAGGTCATTCCTGTTTCGTTCGGCCATCCGGTTCGTGGAAATGCTGGTCCTCCATCGTTAATCATCGCTCACCCCTTGCTCTGATTGCTTCGGCGCACCGTTTAGCACCTTCAGCAATACGCAGTAGCCCTTGATTGCCTCGTGGTAGATAAAACGCTTCTTGGTGGTAAGCCTCATTCGCTTCTTCTAAACACAACTTCGCACACGCCTCACGCTCTGCTGCCGCAACAAGTGCAGCGAAGCGTTCAAGGAACTCTCTTTCGGCTTTCCACTCCCCATTCAAGCCGTCCGCAATACCTTCTGCCAGCCCAGCCTCACGTGCCAGCTTGATGATGTCTTCTTGGGTCATATCTCACCTTTGATGACGTTGATCGCATACTTGTAGTAGGTGTGCGATTCGTTTCGCTCTTGCAGTCGCTCAAGGATGTCGATGATCTGCTTCTCTTTCTCAGCGGCAACAAGTGCGGCGAAGCGTTCAAGGTTTTTCTGCTTTTGCGCCATATGGTGCGTCTGCGGTGCGGGGTGAAGGTTGTCAGGTAGTAGTCCAACCTCCCGTGCCAGTTTGATAATTTCTTCTTTGTTCATCTTAAACACCTCTACCCATACTCTTCACGCCGAACACAACAGCAATTAACCAGTCAGTCATGATCTATCTCTCCAGTATGAATAACAGTCCAATTAACATCGTCCGATACTGCCCCGCCACCTTCTTGCGCTTTCTGAATTGCAAGCTCGCTTGCTTCTTCTTCCGTTTCAGCTTCAATAAGCAGGGTTACATAAGACTTACGTTCCATTTCAACAATAAAAAATTTCATTTCTCACCCCTTGCTCGTATGGCGGCGGCGCGGTTTTTAAGTGCAGCGGCCCCAACAGCCATGAGCGTCTCGTACCAGCCGTGTTTCTCTTGCGCCCGATTAAACGCGCCTGTCATTGCGTTTATCTCTTTATCTGACCACACTTTGATTTGCTGCGTGGGCCACACCATCTCAGCACACGCCTCACGCTCTGCTGCTGCGACAAGGGCGGCGAAGCGGGCAAAGCCCTCAAGCCCCATTATTTCTGCCACGCCGTCAGCAAACCCAGCCTCCCGCGCCATCTTGATAATGTCGTCTCTATCCACCGTTCTTCTCCTTCAGCTTAGATTCAATCTCACGAGCAAGTCCATATCGTGCAAATCGGTTTACAAGTTCGTCCATCTCCTCATCCGTCAGCCCAACCCATTCACGCGCTTGAGGGCGATTTCCTTCATACAACACCATCGTGAATCCAAACTCCGCCAGCATTTTTTGCAGATCGTAAAGCTTATAATTCGGAATGAAGCCGATTAAATCTTTCCACATGGATTCAAGACGGACTGCAAAATCATCTGGCCAATATCGAATGATGTCGAGTTGAACTTCGTTTGCCACCGGCTCTTGCTTTTCTGTCTCCAGTGCTTGGCGTAAAACGGCAATGGCTTCGACGTAGTAACTTTTATCGCCTGTTTCCATCAGCATCTCTGCGCTTGCATCCTCTAGCACTTCTATCGCTTCTTCAATAGCTTCTCTGCTCATGTGTTTTTCTCCTTTAATTTAGCTTCGACATAGTTGGCAAACGCTTTGCACCAGCCTTCAGGGTCATCGTTCCAATCCTGATTGGCCTCGTATTCCGCATGACAAAAGGCATCGTGAATGTCATCGCTCGTAAGCCCGATCCATTCTTTTGAATAAGAAAGAGCTGCACCAACTGGAAGCGCGACAGCGGGATCAATCGGCTGTATGACGCAATGCCCATCATGAAATCCCGTTACATACGCCACAGGTTCTTGATGTTCAATCATGGCTTCCAATTCTTTGATCGCTTGCTCGCGCTCGATTAGTTCGTCTTGGTACGTGAGGCTTGTACCGCGCTTTAAGACCTTCAGCGCAAGTTCTATGGTTGATCGACTCATTTCAACGCCTCCAATGCGATGTCGCTCAGTTTTTGTTTGTCATGCAGCGCCGCCCAGATGCGCTCGTCGATGGTGTCCTTCGTCATAAGGACGTAGACCCACACGTCGCGCTGCTGGCCGGATCGATGCAGTCGTCCCACGGTCTGTTCGTAAAGCTCAAGAGACCACGGCAGGGACAGAAAGACCATGTGGCAACCGCCGAACTGCAAGTTAAGGCCATGACCGGCGGATTTTGGATGCACTGCCAGAATTGGAATGTTGCCAGCGTTCCATCGTCCAATGGCGTCAGGGTCGTCCAAGCTGGCGAGATGCTTGTATCGTCGTTTGAGTTCACTGAGTTCTTCCTTGTATTGGTAAACAATGATTGTGTTGGCGCGTTGGTTCTCTTCGATCAACTCATCAAGCGCGTCAAACTTATGGGTGCTGAACCAAACTGGCTCAGGTGAGTAAACGAACCCTGATGACATCTGCTGCAACTTCTGCGTGACGACAGCAGCGTTCTGTGCAATCGCTTGCGCGTTATCAAACTGCACCACGAAGTCACGCTTCATTGTCTCGTAAGGCTCACGCTCTTGCATGTCCACACGCAACTCCACCGTATGGCACGGCGGCAGTTTGTCCTTGTACACACCAGGCTCTAATACGAAAGTAGCAGGCTTGATGCGCTCCATGACGCGCGTTAGCGCACCAGGCAGCGGTGTCCAATCGTCGAACCCAGCGTAAGTATTAAGACTAAAGTATTGCTGCATGAACGCACCTTTGCTGCGCCCCAGCAATTTCTGATCGATGATCTTGCACTGGCCGAATACGTCTTCAAGACCGTTGCTCGTGAAGCTGCCGGTCAGCCCCCAACGGATCGTGAACCGATCGATGATTTTATGGAGCGCTTTAAAGCGTGCGCCTGATGGGTTCTTAAGTTTGGTTAGCTCGTCAAACACAATCCCGTCAAACGCATCTAAGGGCTGCGCTGCGAGCCATTGAAGGTTGTCGTAATTCGTCACAACGATGTCAGCGTCACTTTGTAGCGCGGCTATACGGTTGGCAGGCGATCCTGTAGCCGTGGCAAGCGCCAGACCAGGCGACCACTTCACTTGCTCGATGGGCCAGACGTCGCGGGCCACACGCAGCGGTGCGATGACAAGCCAACGCGTGACGTAACCTTCTAAGATCATACCTTCCATCGCCTTGAGCGTGATCGCAGTCTTGCCAGCCCCTACGGGCGCTAGCACCATCGCACGATCGTTCTCGAACAGAAAGTCTGCGGCTTCGTCTTGATAAGGGCGCAGTTTCATAGTTCGTTAGCCCACGCGTCAACTTGTTCTTTAGACCACAGGCAGACATAGCGCTGTCTAAGTCGGGCCATATCATCTTCAAACACCTGCTGGAGTGGCGACAGACGGCCACCAGGCGCCTTCAATTCAACAAACCATACGACACCATTAGGCAGGCAGACCACGCGGTCGGCCACGCCACGGTGAGCAGGGCTGACGAACTTGTAAGCCATACCGCCAATCTCTTTAACGCGCTTGACGAGGTGCGCTTCAATATTTTTTTCTAGCATGGCCGCATCATACCCTGTCAAAAACTATTTGACAAGTTTTTAAGATGTGCTACAGTCAAGTCTCAATCAACTCAAGGACAGTGAAATGGATGAATCAATTGCAATCAGAACCGAACGGTTTGAGTCAATTAACGTAAGCCGCCATGAAAGCGGTATACATTTGTCAGTGTGGCTAGATCGGTCTTACGCATCGACATTTATGAGCCGCGAACAAGCCATCGAGTTGCGTGACGCTATCAACACGCTGTTAGGGGTTGAAGCATGAGGCACAGTAACATCGTCGGCGGTTCGACCGCCAAGCGCGTCATTAATTGCCCTGGCAGTGTGGAGCTTGTGCAGCAGATGCCACCGCAGGTTGAGAGCAAGTACGCCGCAGAAGGTACGCTACTGCACGCCTGCATGGAAGAAGTGCTTGTATACAGCAAGTTATCTGATGTTGCTCGTAAGCACAATTTGACAGATGAGCAAATCGACAAGCTAACGTTTTGTATTTCGGCGTTGGATGAAATAGACCCCAATCAAGATATGAGTTTCGACCAAGAAAAGCACGTCGGGTTTGAAAACGTTAAAGGTCTTGAGGGCGTCTTCGGTAATGTTGATCTGATAGGGCGTCTTGATGACCGCGTCATCATTCTTGATTGGAAGTTTGGCGACGGCGTGATCGTCAGCGCTGAAGAGAACTATCAAGGTCTTTTCTACGCTGCCGCTGCGATGAGCAACAGCGAGTTTGCTTGGGCCTTTGACGGTGCTAAGGAAATCGAGATCATCATCGTTCAGCCGCCCGCGATGCGGCGCTGGGTGACGACGTTTGAGCGTGTTGCTGCCTTCCAAGCAGAACTGCAAACCGCTGTGACGCTGGCAAGCAAACCCAACGCACCGCTTGTGATTGGTGATTGGTGCCGCTGGTGTACGGCAAAGCCGATTTGCCCTCAGATGACCGGCGAGATCGACCGCGTGGTGCACCTGAAACTTGATGCGCTTGCACCTGAAGATTTAACGCGTGCGCTCGATCTGGCTGACAAGCTAGAGTCATTTATCAACGATGCGCGTCGGTTGGCCTTTGAGCGGCTTGAGAAAAATATGCCCGTGCCTGGGTATAAATTGGTAAGTAAGCGTGCAACGCGTCAGTGGGCCGACGAAGCTAAGGCGTCTGCTGCGCTTGCAGGTCTTGGTGTCAGTCAGAATGAGTTGTATAAGAAGGAATTGATTAGCCCTGCTCAAGCTGAGAAGGTGCTAAAAAAGAGCAAGCTAGCATTGCCCGACGATCTTGTCGTGGCCGTGTCGAGCGGCAGCACGTTAGCGCCGGAGAGCGATCCTCGGCCTGCCGTGCTCAACGTGGGTATGCACTTAACCGCTGCCCTTTCTAAACTCCAGTAAGGAAATTGTGATGTCAAACTTAGTAACGTTCAGTCAAGCAAACCTTCCGTCTGTAGCAAGTCTATCGACCGCGCTACGCACACTCGAAAAAGATGTTGTATCGGGTGTTGTCATTCTCAAGATGGATAAGACCGGCCATTGGGTCTTTGGTGCAGATCAAACCGAGATCGAAGAAGGCTCAACATGGGCCGTCAATCCTTTCTCGTTCGTCCACGGCTACATTGCGTGGGGCGATGGTGAGGTCTTATCCGAGAAGATGGTGTCGGTGTCGCAGCCGTTGCCCGAAACGAACGTCGCCCCACCAGGTGCGAAGAAGGGCTGGGAAGCCCAAGTCGGCATGTCGCTTAAGTGTCTCTCAGGCGACGATGAAGGCATGGAAGCCCGCTACACCACCACGTCCGTTGGTGGTAAGCGCAGCGTTCAGACGCTCGCGCTAGCGATTGCTGCTCAGGTTGAGAAGGATCAAACCAAACCTGTGCCGATCGTAAGGCTAAAGAAGGACCACTACACGCACAAAAGCTATGGCAAGATATTTACGCCGGTTTTTGAGATTGTGGAGTGGGTAAGCATGGAAGGCAAAACGAAAGATGTTGACGCACCTGAAGAGGTGAACGCGCCTGAAGAAGCTACCCCTGCTGCTGAAGATGCGCCGCGTCGTCGTCGTCGCGTAGCTTAATTTGCTTTGAAGGCCACGGTAGCGATACTGTGGCCTTTTTCTTTCTGGAGAGATACATGGATCATCCCTATGAAACGATTGCTCACCTTATCAAGGAATACAAGAATTTATGCGACATGTGTGATTCGGTTGGTGCGCTTGAGTGCGCGATGCGGATCAGGCGTGCCGCTTCGGAGCTTGTTGTGTTGGCTGCACAAAATGCTGAACCGACGCTGGGTCAGTAGATGAGTGTCCTGTGGGTTGACTTTGAGACTCGCAGCCGCTGTGACCTAACGACCAAAGGCGTTTACAACTACGCGCAAGACGTAAGCACGGACGTGCTGTGTATGTCCTACGCGTTCGATGATGAGGATGTTGTGACGTGGACGCCTGCGTTACCCTTCCCTGAGCGCGTGCGCCAGCACACCGGCCAGATACGCGCTCATAACGCAGCGTTTGAGCGTCTGATCTGCTGGTACGTGCTGCACATCAACTACGACCTTGAGCAGTTCTACTGCACGGCTACTCAAGCGAGGGCTAACTGTGCGCCTGGTTCGCTTGAGGATGTAGGACGGTTTGCAAGCGCTGACATGCGTAAGGACTACCGTGGCTCGCAACTGATCAGGCGGCTATGTTTGCCGCAGGCAGACGGCAATTTTTACCGCGACGAGGCATTATTTGCCGAGTTGGTGTCGTATTGCGAGCAAGACGTTCGCGCCATGCGTGCCATTTCCACGGCCATGCGCGATCTGTCGGCTGAAGAGCTTGCTGACTACCATGTGAATGAGCGCATCAACGATCGTGGCGTGCTGGTCGATGTGGCGCTGTGCAAGGCAGCGGTGCAGTATGCAAGCGATGAACTGGTCGAGATCGAGCAGATCGTGGCTGACGTGACGCAGGGCGCGATTGCGAGCGTGCGTAGTCCTAAGATGAAGCAGTGGGTCATGGATCGCGTGGGACCGCAGGCGCTGGCGCTCATGGCGTCGCATAAGGACGGTGAGAAGAAGTATTCCATCGATAAGACCGTGCGAGCTAACTTGCTTGCGATGGACGATCCTGAGCAGGTGCCACCGGATGTGGCCGAAGTGATCCAGTGCGCTGACGATCTGTGGGCGTCGTCAGTTGCGAAGTTCAGTCGCCTAGCTGCGCTGGCTGATGATGAGGATCATCGGGTGCGTGGTGCGTTTGTGTTTGCTGGTGGGTCGGCTACGGGCCGTGCGTCATCCTACGGCGCTCAGGTGCATAACTTCACGCGCAAGTGTGCTGACGATCCAGAGGCTGTCCGTACTGCGATGGTGCGCGGCCACAAGATCGTGCCGACCTACGGGCGACGCGTCACAGATGTGCTTAAAGGGATGCTGCGCCCTGCGCTGACGCCTGCGCCTGGGCATGTGCTCGTCGTCGCTGATTGGGCAGCGATCGAGGCGCGGATGAACCCGTGGCTGTCAGCGCACGCTACGTCTGAGGCTAAGTTGGACTTGTTTCGAACGGGCGCGGACATCTACAAACACAATGCGAGCCGGACGTTTAACGTGCCTGTTGACGCGATCGATAAAGAGCAACGACAGATCGGGAAGGTCCAAGAATTAGCCTGTGGTTACGGTGGTGGTGTCGGTGCGTTCGCTTCGATGGGACGCATTTATGGCGTTAACTTACCAGAAGCTGACAGCAGGCGCATGGTGGACGCGTGGCGACGCGCTAACGCGTGGGCTGTGCATTACTGGCAGGCGCTTGAGTCGGCGTATACGCGTGCGATGAGGAACCCAAAGTCTGAGTTTAAGGCTGGCCGTGTGACTTACTATTTTGATGGTCAGCACCTATGGTACGCGCTGCCTTCAGGACGCATCCTATGCTACCCCTACGCTCGCATGGACGCTGATGGTGTGTCTTATGCCAAGGCGTCATGGAAACCCGCGCAGGACGCCAAGGAATGGCCTCGTGCGCGTCTGTGGAAGGGTCTAGCGGCAGAGAACATCTGCCAAGCTGCGGCTAACGACATCTTGCGTGCGTCGCTGCGCCAACTCGACGGCGTGGTGTTGCACGTCCATGATGAGATTGTGCTTGAGGTGCCAGCGTCGCAGGCTGACGAAGCCGCGCAGGCGCTGCACCGCGTGATGTGCTCACCGCCTGCCTGGGCGCAGGGGTTACCTTTAGATGCTGAAGTTTCAACAATGACGAGGTATGGAAAATGACAACATTTATTGATTTTTTAATGTCCCTTGCACCAGAGGGCGAGACAGCGCTGCTGGTGCGACAAAAGCCGCTACTGAAAGACGGTCAATTGCAATTCCACGCTGACGGCGCGATCAAGTGTACGTGGCCTGCTTATCTGCCCAAGGACGCCAAGATCAAGGCCGATCAGGCTTGGTACGGCAACACAGCATCGTTCATTGTCGATCGTTTCGGTGAGCACGTCTCAGCGTCGGCGGCTAACTGTGAATATTGCTTAGTCATGGTGCTTGATGACGTGGGCACCAAGAGCAAGACACCACCGCTTGCGCCAACCTGGGTGATGGAGACCTCACCTGGGTCGTTTCAGTGGGGCTACGCCTTTGCTGAACAGCCCACCAAGGGTGAGTTCGCTGCGGCTATGCGTGCGATCGCCGATGCAGGCTACACCGACCCTGGGGCGCTGAACGCGGTACGCAATTTTCGCTTGCCTGGCTCGGTCAATCTCAAGCCTGGGCGCAACAGTTTCGCGTCGCGTCTGGTTGAATTTCACCCCGATCGTGACTTCTCGCTTGCTCAAATCTGCGAGGCGCTGGGCGTGTCGCCTGCTGAGGCTGATGGCACGGGCCCACAGCCGATCAAGATCGTTGACACCGGTAACGATGATGTGTTCGCGTGGCTTGCCTCGCAGGGTCTTGTCGTATCTAAACCCAACGCTGAGGGCTGGGCGGGTGTCATCTGCCCTAACCATGCTCAACACACGGACGGTAATCCAGAGGGGCGCTATAAGCCTTCCATGCGTGCGTAC